GGAGACAGTGCTCTTGTTACTATTTAGGTCGAGTCCCAACTCGATACATAAGGTCATGTATTCGTTGTACACTGACTGGTTGAAGATGACTACGTCATCACCTAGTACAAAGTAGCCGGAACGTTTAAAGCGCTTAAGCGCTCGTTCTGTAAGAACCCGTTCCGCCGCGTACTCCACGAGTGCATGGTGTGTGATCGTGGCCAATGGCCACGACGAAAGGAAACCTATTGGTTGACCGACGCAGTATTTTACTATATTGTCACATGGACCGGAGACTTTGAATTGTCGCTGGATTACATTTAATCAATGTATAGCCAACTTCGCATCAGTTAGACTCTCAAGAACCGCAGCCTGCGGACCGATTGGAAACCGGTCTGTAAAAGCTGTGGCATCAGAACTCCCACAGAATAAACTGTTGGAGGTACGATAGATGAGGGTTGCTCACGCTTTGTCCTGCTTAAACGCAGAACTTGTGGGCATCTCCTTTAATACAGCCATTAGGTAGTCGTGGACTGGTTGCAACGCGGCGGCCGAAAATCCATCACCGATCGCTACAACGCGAGTCTTTATACCCTTATCAGGTACAAAGCCAATGCGTCCAGTAGTCAGCTCCTTTAGGGGCTTTCATTCACTACCTAACTTGGAAAGGCGGCCTGCTTCTGAGATAGTCTTCTGTATCCAATTACTTAGATCAGAAGAACACGTTAACTTCGAGAGCATGAGAATGCTGTCACGCAGTTCGTGGCTAGTGGAGAGCTTGACTGCATCTAAAACCAGACTTAAAGTGCTGGAGGAACCATTTGGCCCTGATGTAGCTTTCGCCTTCATACTGTTATTTACGTCGCGGAACTTTCACGAACGCTGAGTGCGGTCGTGGTCCCGTTTCCGTTTCTTACCCCATGTTTTACAAAAAGTTGTAAATTCGTCTAAGGTACTCTTGCTTCCTGAATAAGGCGCAACGATAGTCCCGACGTCTTTACTAGTTTGACCTTTGATTAGATCTAACGATCGAAAGATGGAGATAACGAAGTGCTTTTTCATGGGAACTTGAGAAGTACAGTAGTTCTTAAATGGCTTCAATACTAGAGGC